GTCTGTGAGTCAAAAACGATGTTGCTTTCTGCAAACTCGTTCGTTCCGGCGTGAAAGTAGTAAATGTCGTTGCTGCCGTGTAACGCTGAATCCAGCCTCAGCTGAAACAGCTCAATAATTGCGCTGGGGTTGGAGATCGCAAGATCGCCATACGTTGCGGAAATAGCAGTCCAAACACACGTCCCATCAGTAACGGTGTCGCCAGCAGAGTTGGGCCACTCAGGCTCTGAGCTAGCTGACGTGCCAGCAGTAGTACAACGAAAGAACAGACCAGTGCCTTCGTCGCCGGTAGATCGACGAATGTTACCGACGGAAAATGCGGTACTAGCGTTCCAATTCGCTACTGCCATTACGGTTCAAAGACTTGAGTGAATGTAGTTTGAATTGTTGCCAGGTTTGAGTAAGGCAAGGTCTTTGTCCAAGACCTGCAAACCCACTTATAAGTGTCAGTTTCATCAGGTGGTGACCATTCAAATGGTGCATTATCAGCAGCCCTGGCATCCAAGAAAGTCTCAATAGTGTCAGCGTCAGTCTCTGTCAGATTGCGAAACTCAAGCTGCCATTCTTTTGGGTTCTGGTTGATTCCGTAGGTCAATCTGGTCTGGTATCCGTCACCGAATTGAACGGTCCGAACGTTTGGCTGACTACGCTTTTGCGCTCCGTAAGACGGATCAATAGAAGGAAAAGTGGCCATTAGCTTGCGAGTAAACCTCCAGGACGCTTCTGCTTCACTAGCTCCTGTTGTACTGCAATGCCAATCGCTTTGCCCAGCTGGTTGGCTTGACTAGCATCGCCTTCAACAGAAGATCCAGCAGCGTCAACATTAACGGTGATATTGCCCATTGCCCCGCCAGAAGCCTCAACCCCAAGCTTGCCGTTTGCACCCCTACGCAGCGGCATGATTGCTTCAGGACCGGCCTCGCCCATGAGCCCGGCACCATTCGCCATCGGGAACAACGTGGGCTTGTTGACGATGCCGCCCATCGCATAAGGCACGATCTTGTTTCTTGCGATGACGTTGCCCTTGGCGCTTTCCTTGATGTTGAGACCTGGGAAGACGGCCTGAAGTGCCTGGAAGAAAGCAGCACGGGCAAAAATGCGTGACAAGTCTTGCAGTACTGAATCGGCAAACTCACGGAAACTTGCTTTGCCTGTGGCAACGAAGTCTGCAAATGTATTGGCAAACTTGTCTACTGCCTGCACGCCATATTCAGCCAAAATATCGTTCAAATTAGTCGCTTCTTTAATGACTTCTTTCAACCCATCGACAAAAGACTTGCTCTTGTCTTGACCTGCTTTCATGCCGTTCAAGATGGCTTCAATGATTTCTTTAATTTCTTTATCAGTTTTCTTCTCTGCTAGCAGCAAAGGCAATAGTTCTCTTTGCAGGGCTACCCGACGCCGCTCTAATTCATTTTGATTAAATTGCTCTTGAGTGATCTCCCCTGTTGCAAGGAGCGCCTTGTCGACCTGGGCCGCAATGTTTTCCTGCAATGTTTGCAGCTGTTGCTCAATGCCCAAGCGCGACTGCTCAGCATCAAAATGTGCCTGAGCTTCTGCAACGATGCGCTCATTTGCCTTTAAGTCATCAAGACTGATCTGCAGCAAGTCGTTTGCAAGCTTTGCCTCAACATCTGCAAGAGTGATGATCTGACGCATCCCATTGATGCGTGCGTTCATCATTGCGTCACTAATGTCCTCATCTCCGTCAGCGCCATCAGGCTTAGGTGATGCAAATTTAGTATGCTGATATGACATTGGAGCGTTGATAGCCGCTCCAGTAACTGGATCGTATGTAATGCCAGAGACTGTGTAAGGAGTCGCAATTTGAATTGCAAGTTCTAGGTCTTTGGCTGCAACTTTTGCAAGCCTTAGCTGCTTTCTAAGTGACTGCAATAACCTGTTATTGGTAGTCCCCTCCATGCGATCCTTAAGCTCTTTCATTCGCTCGTTAAGACCATCTAATCGGTCTTGAGCGTCTTTCACTGGAGTTTCGCCTTTGATTACAGAAGAGTTGTACTCTTTCTGTCTATTATTTAGCTTAATTAACGCAACAGTTGCCGCTGTAATTCCAGCTGCGACCAGCAGGAATGGATTTGCAAACATTGCTGCATTCAAAGCAACAACTTTTGCCGTCAAGATTGCATAAGCAGTCCCAAGACCCCCTGCGACTGCAATTAAGTTTTGGAAAATCAAGACTATTCCGGAAACGCCAGCCACAATCAAGATTTCTTTAAAGCTTCCAAGCAGCACAGAAGAAACGTCGAGCAATGCTTTCATGCCTGCTGCAGCGCCTTGCGCGGCTCCTTTTATTGCAGGCAATATATCAATAACAAATTCTGAAAAAGCTTTTTGCAAGCTTGCCCCAATCGGCTGGAGAGACTTGCCCACTTCCCTGCGAACTTTGTCGAATGCAACTTGCGCTTTTGCTCCAGCATCTGCACTGCTATCAGCAATTTGAGCAGCCGTCTCTGCGTACTCAGGCCCAAGACTCTTGATGAACTCCATCAACTCATTCAACCCAACCGTGCCAGCCTTAAATGCTTTTTGGAGCTGAGGCAAGGTCATGTCGTTTGCCTTGGCGAATTGAGTAACGGCACCAGGCAATCTTTCGCCTAACTGGCCAGAAAGTTCTTCTGCACTTACTTTGCCTTTTGAGAAAGTTTGCACCATTGCAGTGATTGCAGACTCAACATCTTGCGCCCCACCTCCAGTAGCCTTGATCGCTGCCGTGATGTTTCTAAAAACAAGTTCAGCATCGTAGATGTTTCCTTCAGCCCCGATAACGGCTGCAGCAAGCTTGGTGATGCCTTTAGTTGATACGTCTAAAGGCACGTTGAAATCATTGCTTACATCTGCTGCAGCTTTTAATCCAGCGCGAAAATTGGCAAGACTGGCATTTGGGTCATTGTCTACCTTGGTAACGCCTTTAAGGGCAATCTCAAGTTTTTTCAGCTGAGCTGCATAATCAGATGTTGCACCAAGCATTTCTCGGAGCATTTTTGCCTGTGCGCCAATTGTTGCGCCAGCAGCTACGCCTGGAACACCACCAATTGCACCACCAATTGCACCACCAATTGCGCCCTCTGGACCACCAAAAATTCCTCCAGCCGCAATCCCACCTAAAGCAGAAGCAAAACCTTTTGCACTAAAACGCCGACGACGCTTGTTCAGCTTTTCAAGCCGAAGATCTACTTTTTCAATCTCTTTGCCAAGCTCACGGAAGTCTTGGCTGGTGGGATCAAGGCCAGCTCGCAGCTGTGCAAATGCAGTTCTTTGCGCTTGCAGGCTGTTAATGCTTCCATTAGATGCAGCAGCCTGTCGATTGATCTCAGCCGTGACTTGCGAAAGCGAGCGACCCATCATCTCGGTCGCTGCTTTGGTCTCAGCAGATCCAATAGAAGCAATCGTTCTAAAAAGACCAGTGGCTTCTGCTGGTTGGTCAAGCATCAAAGGAGGCAAGGCTCTTCTCTCTCTGCGCCTGCGATTCCTGGCTATAGATTTAGCCACAGGATCAGTCTCGCCACCGAACCGGCCCAAAGTTCCCAGCCGTGACCTGATCTCAGCTTTTCGACCAGTTGGGTCGAGGGGATCTATGTCAAGTTGTTTTTGGAGACTATTTATTCTTTGCAAAGTTGATATGTACTCTTCCCCTCCAATAACAAGATTGCCCAAGTCAGAACGAAGCTCTCTTAACTCCATCTGAACGTTGTTTGTAGTCGCAGGCAGCTCATTCAACTCTCCCCCAAACGTTTTTACAATTTCAGCCGCAGTCCTTAGTTTTTTATTATTATCAACTTGCGCTCTAGTGACCGCTTGTATTTGTGCCTGCAGCCTATTCTCTAGCCTAATTCTTGCTTCAGCTAACACATTTTGCCTGGACTGCTGCGCGACAAACTCCTGGCGCAAACCGCCCTGCTCATCAAAGGGCAGTTCCGCTGGGCGGCTTGCAGCAAAAGCCTCCGCTTCTAAGAACCTGCCTGGAGTCGCTTTTACAAAAGTGCCTCTACGCCTAACCGCAGCTTGACTCGTCTCAGCAGTTTGCTCAGCCTTCTTCAGCTTTGCCTCGTAGAAAGCAATATCTTTGCCCAGCTGTTTAAAAGTTTTGCTGTTAAGTGCGGCTTGACCTTGAAGTCCTTTTAGGGCTGTAACCTGCCCTTTAATTACACTTATGCTCTCTCCACCTTTTACTGAATAGTTCTTGATCCCTTTTGCAATTTCTTGCAAGCTTTTGCTGGTGATATCAGCAGTACTGCTGAGCCCTTTAAGGCTGCCTTTCAGCTTGGCAATCTCTTCAACCCCTTCGAGGCCAAGCTTGATCCTGAGTTCCTCAAGAGTCTTAGCCATCTGCCTTCTTGCTAAATTCCCGGAGTGCTGCGGATTCCATGACTTGGAGGCCCTCTAGCACTTCACGACGGTTCTCCACATCATAAAGGTCAAAAAGCCCCCCGGAAACCAGCAGCACGTCATATCGCAAGCCCACATAACCAGCCATGCTGACGGTCCATTGGGTCTGCATGCGCAGGAACATCGTGACGATGTCCCAGTTCTCATCCCAGACCTCAAAGTCCTCTGACTCTTCTTTCTTCGGTGCTGGCAGTTCTATGCCAAAGGCGGCAGCGTCATCCTGAGTTTTGTCATCAATGATTTTGCCGCCAGAAGCCCAATAGACCGCAGCCTCTCTTAGTTTCCCGCTTGCGCCTCGCCGTAAGTCTTGGTGTAAGCAGCAAGCACCGCTTTCAGCCAATCCACGTCGTCAGCAAAGTCATCAAGCTCAGCTTCGGAAAACTTGATCTCGTCGCCGTCTTCATCCTTGATGCCTTCCCAGCCAACAAGAACTTTCTTTAGCAGAGACGCACCTTCTGATTCAGTAACGCCTTCCAGCTCAGACATCTTCACTCGCTTGAAGATTGCCGTAAATTCAGACTTTTCAAACTTGCCGGGCTTGGTGTCGCTAGGTTCCTGCACTTCAACAGGCCACTTGAAGGTTTTTACCTTCTTACGAACAAAAGCCATCAGATAACTCAAATAAGCTGGCTCAGCATACACAAAAAAAGGGAGCCCGCAAAGGCTCCCTCTTGATGCAGCTTCCTTGAAGCTTAGGTGAAGACCAAGTCGAATTCAGCGTTGGCTGCAGAGTCCGGCACGCAGGTGTACGGAATCTCCAGCATTGCGATGCCATCAGAGTCACCGTAGGCAACGTCACCGATGTCCACCTTGCTAGATGTGAATTGAACCTTGTTGCCAGCCACAGTGCCGTGGGTGAACACGAGGTTGCCAAGGGCAGCATCGTCATCAACAGCTTGAGCAAAGTAGTCCTTGGTTGCCATCGTCACTGCCTCAATCGAGACAGAGCCAGAGGCAGCGCGATCAGTGATCAGAACTTCTTTAGACCCTCCAACCAACTCGCGATAGACAGTGGTGTTGCCAAGGTCAAACGAGAAGCTTTGCAGAGCACCTGCGTAGGACAGCAACTGGAAGCCAGTCACGTTGTCATTTTTGAAGACGACTGGATCATCCTGATTTGCATATGTCGGCGTCAGGATTGCGCTGTCATCAGGTGCGTTGTAAATGCCGGTGAAGGTGAAATCCAGAGTTGGGATCTCTCCAACATTTGCCGTGATTCCCACGCTCCCTCGGCAGCCAGTCATCTTGTGACGGACGCCATCGATCATGTAGTGGATCGTGACTGATGAGAAGCTGGAGCTGACCGGGTCATAAGTGACTGAAGTGCCAGCAACAACAGTCTCAGCCAGGCCACAAGCCTTCAGTGCTTTGCCGTACTGAGGGGCAGTACCTGCAGTGCCAGAACCAGCCATCTCAACGCTGAAGGTGCATTCAACGCGAGTGTTTGCCAGAAGTTGTTGAGAAGCACCCAGGTAAGGACGAATCAGATCTCGGCTGACAACATCACTGCTCTGAGGAGTGATGCTCAGATCCCTCACGAGTACGGCGTCGGCTCCGTCCGGGCTTGGATCCGTCCCGTACGTTGACTCCGTCTCGATCACGATCAGGCGTTTGCGTAGTAGCAGTGCCATCGGAACTTTCCTTTGATGGTTGTGGTGGAAGCGTCCGCTCGATCAGAGTGCGTACGCCTGTTTCAGGATCAAGGAGGTAACTCCCGCCATGACCACTGTGTTCATCCAACATGGTAAGTGGAGAGGGTGGTTAGGTTTAGCGTAGCTCTAACTGCTTACTGGGTTAAATCGTCGACATCTGTGCGATACCGAATCTCGTATTCGCAACTAATCAAGCCGGATGGTTTATCGGCCTCAATAAACTCAAACTCGGTCCGAACAGGCACAACATCATGCGCATAACCGCCAAGTGTTAGGTCGGCCATGATTTTGCTGTGCAGTGACTCAACTGTGTCATCTGCGGCCTGGTCAGGGATATCAGCCCTCTCAATCACAGTGATCCTGACTGTCATCGTCCAGTCCAATTTGGGCAAGCTGGTGGTCTGTACGCAGACGTCACGAATCGGCTGGATAATAATTGCCGGTGACTCTGCCCTCGCGATGGGGTCTACACGAGTACGAAAAATTCTTGTGCCAACACCTGCCGTGTCGACCAGCTTGGTCCTGATCGTTGCAAGGATGTTTTCTCGCTTGGTGGTCACGTCTTAGTCCTTCATCAACATCACACGCATTATCTTGCCGTCATCCAACAGCATCGGCTCTCGCACCGTATAAGCAGTCCCATCAACAGTCATCGCGCTTCCGTTCGTGACCGTTGAAAAATCAGAAGTCTTGACCACTACTGCGTAGTCAGTCGTCAGCACGACTCCGTCAGCAATGATTTCATTAGGTGACTCAAAGTATCCCACTCCAGTCGTGTCACCAAAAACTACTGGCACCGTGAAGCCTGGCGTATCAAAGAAAGCGTCGAGGTCTTCGGTGAAAGAAAGTGCCATATAAAAAAAGCCCCCGCTGAGCGAGGGCTGCAGATCAGGATCAGTTGTACTTTTTACGACCCAGGCCGACGACGCTTACAGCGCCAGCGCCAGTACCACCAGCAACAGTGATGACCACACGCGCATAGCGCTTGATCTCATCAGTGTTCACGCTCAGGCTTTCAACCAAAGCAGTGTTTGCAGTGGTGGTGGTGAAAGCAGCTCCACTCACATCAGCAAAAGTGCTGTTGTCAGAAGAGTCCTGCACCTTGACGGCATAAGTAATGCCAGAGCCACCGGCTTCAGCATCAAGAATCAGGGTGATGTCACCCTCGTAGTCAAGGAGGTCAACGCCTGTTTCATTGCCAGTTGCGGTGACAACGTCGTTAGGCGCAAACGACAGGGCGGTCAAAGTCCGCCGAGTGTTGCCGATGCTCATGATTCCTTAGTCCTCTTGCGAGTGGTTGGCTTTTTAGGAGCTGGCTCAGGAGCCTTTTCCTCCTCTTGATGCTCAACA